GACCACAACATGATCGACCATCCTACGCACACGATGAGCGCATACCGGCTCTCTGCATTCGTGCGCGGCTGGGCATACACAATCACCGTAATCTGCCAGATTAACGCAACAATCACCGAATACGCACCATGAAATCACTTACAATCATTGCCGTCATCGCATTGACAGCATGCACTAGACCGACAGTCAAATGCACCAATGGCGGCGAACATATTTTTGACAAATGGCAGGCAGACCAAGACCGCAAAAGCATGTCAGGATCGCAATGGATGAAACGCCAATGTCGTGATTGCGGATGGCAAGAAGAGCGTGGTGCAGACGTTCCGAACTAAATTACCAATAATACACCAACCATGAAACACACCAAACAGAAAATACTGGCCGCTCTCAAAAGCGGAAAACCCGTGACGCTCTCACGCCTAACGGATTTGACAGACTCAACCAAAGTCAGCACGCGCATCAGCGATCTGCGGCGGGAAGGGCATAACATCATCAACCGCGTTACTTACCGCAAGGGAGCGTTTCTGAAATCCACTTACACACTGCTGTCATGATCGACAACCTAACAAAAGACGAAGCGATGAGCGAGCAGGGCATGATTTTCGCAGACCTGCTAGACGAATTGCAAATGCGATTCCATGCCATGCCAGCACCGGAAACAAACGCTCTCCAGTGGTCGCATGTCGAATCCGCGAAGAAAATCAATGCGGATTTGCGCGAGTTGATCGAATTTTTAACGCCTTGAAACCCTTGTAAAATAAAGGATTTTGAAAATAGTTGAAAATAATTGTTGCGATAGCGAATCGTTTTGCTAAGTTCCTTGTGTCGCCGCGAGCGATGCTAACACCAAACCAACTACCAAATATGAAAACACTCAGCCAAACAGAATTTACTACAGCTATTGAAAATTGCACCCATCTGGAAATTGAGGCGATTAAATCCGCTTTTGATTCCAGCGATAGCAACGGGCATGACTTTGGTTTTACCGACGACATCACAATTAAAGGGCAAAGCAAGCAAGCTGTCGGAGGGGTCATCTCATCTCTAATTAAAAAGGGCGTCATTGTCCGTGACGACGATTTTGGACAGTTTGCCTTTGTAACATGGAATGACGAAAAATATGACTTTGCCGAAATTGTAGCAAGTCACATCAAGTCTTCAATGGCTTAATTAATAACAGGGGCGCGGCTGTAACGCGCAACTCTAACCACACCACACTATGAATATGACCCTAGAACAAGAACAAGCCGCCGTCGAATACAGACTTGCGGAAATCGAAGATGAAACCAGCCAAGCGCATCGCGATCATGCTTTTGAGTATTGGTGGACAACCAAAGAGGATAGATACCATGATCACCGCTACGAATTAGCCCGCCAAGCATTCAACCAAGCCCACATGCTTTATTGCCAGCCGCCGCGCTTGGTCAAAGTCAAACCATCCCCCGCCGAGATGTTCGCGCTTTACGCTATCGGAGTTGTCTCTGGAATCGCCATTGCTCTCATCGCCGCTCTTTTTGTCATCACACCAAACTAATACCAAAATGAATACAACAACACAAACTACATCAAAAGCCACAGCATCACCAATGAAAATCATTGATTGCAACTGCAAGCATGAATTTCAGGACAAAAAATACGGCAAAGGCAAGCGCGCTGCTAATCCGTGCAACAATAAATCAAAAACGGGCGTTGCTCATCGTTGCACCGTTTGCGGAAATCAAACAGCATAACCAAACCTCACTAATACCATGTCCGAAGAAATCACCACACAGAAAAAACCAACAACGCTGAAAGGCTTGTTGACTCAGGAAAACATCAAACAACAGTTCGCGCTGGCATTGCCGAAGCATCTCGATCCAGAACGCTTTGCCCGTGTCGCAATCACAGCATTGACACGCACGCCAAAGCTACAGGACTGCACACAGGAATCTTTTTTTCGATGCTTGCTTGACCTGTCAGCAATGGGAATTGAGCCTGACAACCGCCGCGCTTATTTGATACCTTACGGCAAGGAATGCTCGCTCATCGTCTCTTACATGGGACTAATCGAGCTTGTCCGCCGCTCTGGAGACGTTACAAGCATCCGTGCTGAAATCGTATGCGAGCGTGACGGATTCTCATGGGAGAATGGAAACGTATCGCATACCGTTGATTGGCTATCAGATCGAGGCGCGATGAAAGCAGTTTACGCCGAAGCAAAACTTGCCAGCGGCGAAACGCAAACATGCGTAATGACCAAAGCCGAAGTCGATGGCATCCGCTCACGTTCACGCGCTGGACAATCCGGCCCATGGGTATCTGACTACAACGAGATGGCAAAAAAGACTGCCGTGCGCCGTTTGACTAAAATGCTGCCAATCAGCGCGGAAATCATCGAGCATATCGCCAAGGACGATGACCGCTTGCCGCCACGCAACGTAACACCACAGCTGCGCACTACGCCGATTGACCCGCTTGCGTTGTCTATGCCAGCACTTGAAACCACTAGCGAGATCGAGGAGGAATTGACGTAATGAAAGCTATATACAAAATGTATTTCGATTGCGGACGCATGGGCAGTCTTGACGGGATTTTTACCGCCGAAAAAGACGCGATGCAAAAACTAATCGAAAGCGGAAACGAGGTTTATTTTGGCGAGGTGCTAGGCAAGCATTCGGACATTAGCGGGCCGATTGAAAATAGCGACATAACCATGATTTCCGACGATTCGGAGCATGTTTTACTGTTTGAAAAACTAAATATGAAATGCGGATACAATCCGTTCGATTATATCGAAGAAGAAACCACTAGCGAGGAAAGCGAGGTGCAAGGTGAGTAAAATTGACGATGGCGGGGCGGCGTTTCCCATGGGTATTCCAGAGGGCGCGAATCATGGGCATGGCTTGCATAAGCAACAAGGCATGACCCTACGCGACTACTTTGCGGCGGCTGAAAAAATAGATTGCGATGAAACATTCACATGGGAGCTTTGCGAGGCACTGGCGGGTAAAAGACCTGAAAAAGATAGAAAGTCCGACCCAGTTGCGTGGGAGATTTGGCAAGCTACATGGCAAGCCAAAATAAAATTTATTCGCGCAAACGCAATGCTGGCAGCAAGAAAGGAGGCACAACCATGAGCATGACACACGACGAAATGATTGCGGTTATTGCCGCGCACAAGGATGGGAAGCAACTAGAATACAAGTCTATATCTGACACAAATTGGAAATTGGCGACAACTCCTGTTTTTAATTTTGACATTGCGGACTACCGCATAAAGCCCGAGCCGATTGTTTTGTGGGGAGTTTACGAAGCGCGCATAAATTTGAGGACATACACCACAAAGGAAGCGGCTGAATCGTATGCAAGCAAACTCAGTTATCGAACAACCATTAAAAAATTCGTGGAGGCAGAATCATGAGCTTCGTAATCCTAGAAAAATTCCCGCAAGGCAGCGATGAGTGGCTACAAGCGCGTAAAGGGCGCGCCACGGCATCGCAGGCAAAAAGCATCCTTACACCCACAGGGAAGCTCAGCAAAGCCGCCACGGGGTATATGCGCAAGCTGGCGCGTGAATGCGTGCTTGATGACCCGCTTCCACCAAAGCCAACAAAGCACATCGAATGGGGCAACGAGTTTGAAGCGGAGGCGCGGATGGCGTTTACGGAGCAAACAGGATTCGACGTGCAGGAAGTCGGATTGTGCGTAAACAAAGATAATCTCATTTTGGCTTGCTCGCCGGACGGGCTGATTGCCAATGAGCATGGCGAATACATCGCCGGACTAGAAATAAAATGCCCATCAGTGGACACGCATGTTGATTATGTCATGGAAGCGGTATTACCTAGCGAATACGCAGTGCAAGTGCATTGGTCAATGATGGTCACAGGCATTCGCCATTGGTATTTCATGAGCTATTTCCCGGGCTTGAACCCGCTGATCTTGCGCGTCGAATACGACGATTTCACAGAAAAGCTGAAAGAAGCGGCTGAGTTGTTCTGTATCGCTTATGCAACCGAGCGGGAGCGCGTTTTTGAAGCCATTATCCCTAACTATGACGCTAGAACAAAAGATAATTCGTGATTTACAAGCAGGGCAAGCGACAATCACCAATCTTGCGGAAAACGTCAAGGCATCGCAAACCGCAATCGGCGCAACGCTAAGACGATTGGAGAAAGAAGGAAAAATCTGGACAATGGAAAACCACAAAGGACAAACAGTATACAAACTAACATATCACCTGAAACAAAATAAATGAACGAACTAGAAAAAGCACTACTAACAGAAGATGACGGCGATCTTGACGCATATCTTGATTACAGGCCATCGCGTGAAATTCGCGCAGATATTAACGCGCTTATCGCCAAGGCTTGCAATGAACAGGACGCGGCTAAAAAGATATTGCAAATCAAAGAAATACTAGCACAACCATAACAAAATGAACACACTAATTAACAACGTAAGGCAATGGTTCCACGACAAGGGAATCATTGAAAACTCAAATCCGCTTAAGCAGATTGAGAAAACAATCGAGGAAATTATCGAGACGCGAGATGCTGCCGTGAAACTTGATTGGCTGACAAACGATCATAATATCATCGCCAAAGGATCTCACTCTGCAATGGTTCAAGAACTCACGCATGAGCTAAAAGACGGCATCGGTGATACTTTAACCACATTAATAGGCGTATGCGAAATGTATGAGTTTTCCCTAGATGAATGCCTGCAGCAAGCGTATGACGTGATTTCAAAACGTAGCGGTCGCGTTGTTGACGGAATTTTCATTAAAGACAAGGAGGACAAGCCATGAGTGATACGCCGGAAATCAAAGGTTATTGGGTGCCGATTACGGAAATGCAAAATATGGAACGCGAGCGCAACCAAGCGAGGCAGGAGCGCGATGAGTTGAAAGATGCGCTGGAATATGCAGCGGCGTTTGTGGTTGCATTCACAATGGCAGCACCTGCCCTTGCTGATCTGCCTATGAATTACAGCATGAGTGAGACTGGAAAACAAGGGCAGATCACCCCGAATCAAATTATCGCAATGAGCGAAAAAGCACTCGAAAAGCTGAAAGAAAACAAATCGGGGGGCGTATAAGATTTACCACACAGAATACTATGAATAACACACTGGAATACGATGAGTTCATCAAAACAAAAACACGCCGTGCGCAATCGCATGGATTCACGCCATATCCTATCACCGCGCCTTTGTTTGATTGGCAAAAGCACGTTGTTGAATGGGCAGTCAGACAAGGACGTGCGGCACTATTTGAGGATTGCGGATTAGGAAAAACAGCGCAACAGCTAGAATGGGCATCGCAAGTTCATCGTCATACTGGCAAAAGCGTGTTGATTTTAACGCCGCTTGCGGTGGCGCATCAGACCGCAAAAGAAGCTAGCAAGTTCGGAATCGTCGCTAATGTCGCAAATGAAGAAAGCGAAATTACAGGTGCGGGAATCTGGATTACCAATTATGAAAAACTCGAAAAATTCGATTGCTCACAATTTGCAGGAGTCGTTCTTGATGAGTCGTCGATTCTCAAAAACTTTACTGGCAAAATGCGCAGATTGCTGACTGATACATTTGCAGATACACCGTATCGACTTTGCTGCACAGCCACGCCGTCGCCTAACGATTACACTGAGTTCGGACAACACGCTGACTTCCTTGGCGTATGCTCACCCGCTCAAATGCTCGCCACGTTCTTCATTAACGATACATTCAATACTGGAGATTGGCGACTTAAAAAACACGCAGAGAAAGAGTTTTGGGCATGGGTTGCATCATGGGCGGCATGTATCTCAAAACCGTCTGACATTGGCTACGATGACGGTAATTACAATCTGCCGCCGCTGAATTTACAAAATGTCACAGTGGAAGTAGATCAGACGGTTGCCGCTCCAGATGGCGAGCTTTTCCGCAATCCAACAATGAGCGCAACCACTATGCACGCTGAAATGCGAATGACTAGTTCAGGCCGAGTTCAGAAAGTTGCGGATTTGGTCAACAACTCGAAAGAGTCTTGGATTGTTTGGTGCAATACTAACGACGAATCCGAGAAGCTATCAAAGGCGATTCCCGACGCTGTAGAAATCAAAGGAAGCAACACTAGCAAACAGAAAGAGCAAGCGGCTGATGATTTTGTATCTGGCAAACTGCGCGTTCTCATTTCTAAGTCTGGCATTTTCGGATATGGAATGAACTGGCAACATTGCTGCAACGTGGCGTTTGTCGGATTGTCTTATTCTTTTGAGGACTTCTATCAAGCATTGCGTCGAACATACCGCTTCGGACAAACCAAGACAGTTAATGCCTACGTTGTCACCGCATCAACAGAACATCGAGTGATTCGCTCAATCAATGAAAAAATCGAACAGCACCGCAACATGCAAGAAAAAATGAAAATTGCTGCTGCTGAATTTGTCAAAAATAACACTAAATCGCTAACTATGAAAACTGATATAAACACCGTTCAAACAGATAATTACACCATGCACCACGGCGACTGCGTGCGAGTTGCTAAATCAATTCCCGATGACAGCATAGACTTTTGCATATTCTCTCCGCCGTTCGCTGATTTGTTTACATACAGCGATGACTTGCAAGATATGGGGAATTGCTCAGACACTAGCGAGTTTACAAAGCACTTTGAATTGCTGATTGCAGAGATTGGGCGCATCATGGTTCCAGGCAGGGAAGTGGCGGTGCATTGTTTGGACTTGCTTTCGACAAAATGGAAAACAGGGCGCATTGAGTTTACTGATTTCAGCGGAGAAATCATCCGCGCATTTTGGCGCAACGGATTCTTGTTTCATTCCCGTATCACGATTTGGAAATCTCCCGTGACAGAAATGCAACGCACAAAAGCGCATGGACTACTTCACAAAACGCTTTGCACTGATTCCAGTTGCTCCAGAGTCGGCGCGCCTGATTACTTGCTTGTATTCAAAAAAGACGGCGTAAATCCAAAACCAATCGTCAAAGACCGATCACAATATCCCGTTGATTGGTGGCAGGAAGTAGCATCGCCAGTGTGGATGACAGTTGACCAAGGGCGTGTTTTGAATCGTGACGGGGCGCGTGATAACAACGATGAGCGGCACATTTGCCCTTTGCAGTTGGACGTTATCGAACGCGCCGTTACACTTTGGAGCAATCCTAACGACTTAGTGTATTCGCCATTTGCTGGCATTGGAAGCGAAGGAGTCGGCGCGTTGTCGCTTGATCGCCGCTTTGTCGGTAGCGAACTCAAAGAATCGTATTTCAATCAGGCGTGTCAGAACTTAGCCAATGCAAAGGCTCAGTTGTCACTATTCTAAACCACCAATCCCGCCTCAGCAATGGGGCGGGAATCTAACTTATGTTATACATTGGAATCGACAACGGCGCGGCATCTGGCGCAATCGTAGCACTAGGGCAATGCGGTTCATGGATAGGAGCAACGATAATGCCATGCCGGAAACATAGGACAAGGAACGAAGTTGACATTCGCGCCGTGCATTTATGGCTATCACAAATAACAGGCGGGAATTTGTCGAATGCGGATTACATCATCGAGGAACCGAATAACGCTAGGAATGCTAGCACCGCATACAGCATGGCGGCGAGCTTTCACTCATTGCGCGGATTCTTTGATACTAAGATGCTGCAATGGCACAGGACAACGCCACAGGCATGGCAGAAAGCTATGCTGGGCAAAGTTCCGAAAGGTGAGACAAAGACTCGCGCGCTGGCCGTTGCGCGTGAATTGTGGCCAGATGAGACGTTTTACGCCACAAAGCGTTGCAAGACTCCGCACTCCGGTATCGTCGATGCCGCGCTAATTTGTGAACACCTACGCAGAAAAAATGAACCATAACACACCGAGAAAATGACAAACCAACGCTATAAGAAAATACAATACATGATTCGCCGTCTAAGTTATCACATGCAGATTTGCGATGAAATCCACGACGAGGAAACAACGCAGCGGCAGAACTTTGGCGCGAACATGGAAGATGAAACCGCTATTTGCAAGGACAATGAAAAGTGCCTGATGGAAGCGATGACGCACATCCAAAGCGCGATCGAGGAACTGAAACAGATTGACCCATAACTATATGAAACAACTAACACAATACACTAAGAACGGGCGCGAATGGCATGTATGCAGGCGCGAGGTAAACATCGCCATTTTCACGAATGACCATAGGTTTTATGAAGTTATAGTGATACAGTCGCACAATGGCAGGGTCATAGCTGGCAATCAGATTGCACCCGCTGAATACGCGCCGTCTAACGAAGAATGGGGCAGCAAAGGATGGAGCTTTTCGAGCCTCGCTGATGCTACGGCTAAATACAATGAACTGAAACAGATTGACCCGTGATTTTTTCGAGAAAGTAAATTATCACTTTTGGCGTTGAAACTTTGACGGGATTTGATATAGTAAACGCGCTGGTGAGAATCAGCTCCCTATCAGACGGGGATTAAAAACAGAAAGCAAGTTTTGCCCTTGCGTAGTTCCATGCCGATATTCTGTCGGGTCTGACTTGGAATTGCGCAGGGGCTTTTTATTCACAAAAACAAATGAGCTACAAGCAAAGCGTTTACAGACTAACGAGAGAACAGTATCACGAATACCTAGCAAGCGAGAAATGGAAAGCAAAGCGCAATGCAGTCTTTCAAAGAGAAAACGGATTATGCCAAGGATGCAGGGAAGAACCTATTGAGCATGTCCATCATTTGACCTATTCCCATTGTGGCGATGAGTTGCTTTTCCAACTGATCGGACTTTGCGGAACTTGCCACAACAAATCACACTTTATCACAGTAACAGAATAATGAATTTAGAACCTCCTCCAATTAGCTCAGGCCTGAACCTTTGGATTTTATCCGCTGCCAGAAAATGCAGAAACGCTGGATTGACCACAGGACAAGCAGAGATGCTGATTTACACCTACAATGGGCAATCTCACCGCCCGATGAAAGCAAGTGAGGTGAGCCGTGCGATTGCGCGAGCCTATGAAACCGAGCTAGCTCCGACAAA